TAGTGAGCAACAGTTGAATTAGTGGCGTGAGGAGTCGCAACAGCATAACGGCCAGCGGTGCGACGAACGCCGTAATCACGCCAGCGATAGCGCCGAGTACGTCAAATATCGGGCCGAGAAACACAAGCAACCCGGCGATCCGGGTTAGGAGTTTCCCGAACCGACCGCCGCCCCCACCGCCGTCGCCGTCGGGCATGTCGGGACCACCGCCGCCGCCACCGTCGCCACTGCCGAGTTCGCCAGCAGCCTCGTCGACGCCGTCGGCTTTGACCGAGACACTGATTTCGCCGTCGGCGCTCATAGGCCACCCATCCCGCCGGGCGGCAGGCTATTGTCACGCTCGCTGTGCCACTGCTGGATACTCGTAAAGAGCATTTGTCGTTGTTCCGGTGTCGTTTCTGTCATGAGTTCACTGTAGGTTTTGAATCCAGTCAGTCGCAGAACCTCAACGATCCCCGCGCCGTTCCGGGTTGCGAAATTTCTCTACCCGCTCCAGTCGGTCGTCCCGCGCCGATTCGACGGCGACCATGATCTCACTCAGCGCGTCCATGAGTCCCGACAGGCCCCACCCGTCGGGTTGGGGCGCGGCGATTTGGGTTTTGATCGACTCGCGGTCGGCCACTGACAAGTCGTCCCAGTCATGGCCGTCCCACGTCTCGATAGTGAGACCGATAAAGTCCGCCAGTGCCACCTTACAGTCGTCGAGCTTGTCGTCGTCGATGTCGTCGGCGCTGGCTTCGATGTCTTCGACGGCCTCAATATCCACCCCCAGCACGTCGCCCAACCGTTCGGCCACCTCACGAACGCGCTTGTCTTCGGGGTCGTAGTAGGCAGTCACGTCGTTGCCGAACAGTTCGACCTCCGACGCCACCGACGACATATCGGCGTTCACCAAAATGTCGGTGACCTCTTGCTCGTTGTCCCGCCACTCTTGGCGGATCTCTTCGGCTTCGCTGAGGTGCTGGTTAACCGATTCCCACCGTTCATATTGGTAAACGTTGAGTTCGCCTTTCGCCTCGGATTCGTCCATGCGCCGGAGTTCGGTGATCGACCGCTCGTCGGTAGATTGTTCGACACTCATGGGTTAGGCGTTATCGACGTTCGTAATCGAAATGATGTCTTGACAGCGGAGTTCGATGGTCATGCCCCACCATTCCTCACGACTGCCGCCGAGTTCAAGGTCGTTATCCCGATACCCCGGCCCGGCTTTGATTTCCTTTGTCGAGCCGTCGGCGGCGGTTGCCATGATGGTCACGTTGAACGTCTCCACGTCGGCAGTCCCGCTTAGTTCTTCGGCGAGTTCGTCCCACCCGACGAGTTGGTCCCATGCGTCGAGTTCCATGGTCATCACGTCGCCGCCGATGGTCACAGCCTGTTCGGTTTTCTGGATGTCCACCCACCGCACGTCGCCCGTGCCGCGTAGCTCTTGGACATCTTGGGGGACGCTCACGAATGGGTTGTCGAGTGTCCCGACGACGATAGATGTGCCGCCACTGGTTTCGAGTTCCAACGTGGCCGTTTGGCCGCGTAGCTTCTTGGACATACCAAAATGAGCGAGTGCCCGCCGCCTAAGCGTTGCGCCGGGTGAGAAGTGGACCGGGTGAGACTTGAACTCACGACAGCCGGGTATCCACGGCGTCCCGTAGCCCTTGCGGGCGAGTCGGCGTCCCGACCTATCAGGGAGGTGTGCCGCTTCCAGCGTCTTATTCGGGGGCGGACCATCCTATTTGCCTTGCGGCGTTCAGTCACTCGCCCAATTACTACCGCTGAACTAAGCCCGGTGTTCTCCCAAACTGAACTACCGGTCCGCAAAGACAGGCCCGAAAGGGACCCGTCCTGAACCATCTGATACGTATACGCGGGTGACTGTAAACCTACCGATTAGATGTCGTTCAAGTCGACCAGCGTACTCACGCGCAACTGAACCGAAAACATCACCAACAGATTGCCGTCGGTCTCGCCCGCGTAGTCTTCGATCAACTGGGGGAGATACGAGACCACACAGTCGACGCTTTGCAGTTCGGCAATCGCCTGTTTTACGGCGTCGAAGGCCACCGCCATGAACGTCAGATAGTCGTCTTCGCGGCGGCCTCGCTCGAATATCAGATTCAAGCGAACCGTATGCGCCCATTCGTTGCCCGACTCAAAGGCCGTCTGTTCGGGCAGCACCTGAGCATACGGGTAGTCGATTCGCCCGAAGTCGGTCGGCCCGAGATTCGAGTCAGGGAGTTCGTCGACCGACTGTGCGCCGCGTTGGATCGCCTGTAGGACTTTGAGTTTGTTTTGGTAGAGTTCGTACTGAAGCGTGGTGTCGGCCATACCGAACGGTGAGACGGGACCGAAAAGAGTCTGCCGCTGGTTTACTTCGCCAGCACAACAGGGTCGGTGACTGACCACTCGTCGCCAGCGTTACCGTCGTCGTAGACTTTGCGGGCAATCTCGTGCATTTTGATACTGAGTTCGCGGCGCGTCACGTCCATGTCGTCAACGAACTCATTGAGTTCGTGGCCCGTCGAATCACGGAACAGGATGAGGCTGTCTGTCTCAACCAGTGGCGCGCCGTGTGCCTCTCGCATGAGGTCGTTGACGGTCTCGTAGCCGTCGCCCACATCGATGCCGTTGTCGGTTAGCGTCGGTTCGTCATTGGATGCAGTGTTTTGCTCCATATAACTACTATATGCCTACCACCACTTAAGTCTAACTATATTCTGACTACACTGCATTAGAATCGCTCCAGAGTATTTTCCATAGCCCGCCCCACGTAGTCGTTCGGCGCGGTCCCGCGCTGTTGGATCGACCGGAACACCGCCCCCGCCGCCGACTCATCGCCCAGCTTCCGGCGTACCCATACCTGTATTTGCTCCCAGTCGGGCGTATGCGGGGCAGTCCCGGTTTGCACGTCGTCGGCGTAGTCGATCCGACTTCCCAACAGTATCTCACCGTCGCTTTGCCGGAGGATTTGAAACGACCGTTGAAGATCGCCGGTCGCGCCGGTCGGGGCTTCGATCTTGAGTTGATTCACGAACTCATTAGCGATTTCAAGGAGGATGCGCTGGGTTTCCTCGCCCAATTCGCCTTCCAGTTCGTCTAAGTCGAGTACCAGTCTCATGAGTTCTGTCCAGCGGCATACGATTTACACATTATCCTACACACTCCGAACCGACCCGCCGAGTGGCGAAAACTCACGAATCCGCATTTCGATGTCCTCGGTCATGACGGCCTCGGCAGACGTGACGGCTTCGATCTGGTCGGGTTCCATGGCCGAAATCGTCTGTTCGGTCTTCAAATTTCGGAGCATCCGATTGATGAGTCGGACCTGCACGCTCCGAACCGTCGCCGGGATGGGGTCGTAGCCTCGCGTATAGGTGACGCGGATTTTCTCGGCGATGTCTCGCCACGTCGCCCGCGTTGCGACATCGGCCAGCACGTTCCGCCGTCGACCGTGCCGCCCACGGGCCAGCCGACTGCCATACGACAAGATTAGGCGGTCGCCGTCGCTATCCCAGCGGTCGGTATCCAACTCCCGCCAGTCGTCGCCGAGGTCGGCCTTCACTTCGACCGTCGACACCGATTCGACCGGCCCCAGCAGTGGGATCGACGTATCCGAGGTGGCCCGCATGGTATCGACGCGGTCGACCTCACGGGCGAAAGTAAACGAATCGGGGAGCGTGTTGCTGTTGGGTTGGCCCCCGGCGTAGGTCTCGATAGTTGATCGGGCCTCGGCCTCTAGCCCGTCGAAGGTGTCGCCGTCGCCGACCTCTTCGGTCCCCATGAGCAGGCGGTCGAAGCGTTTGGCGGCGTTGTCACGCGAGTCGAATAGGTCGGTGGCCTCGTACTCCAGTCGCATCTTGAGGCGGTCGAGCGACTGGTAGGGGTCGCCAGTGGTGGGCATGAGAGTCGATACCGGCGGCAGTCCTATCAGGGTATCGCCCACAGTGGCAGTCATGGGCAACGTCAATGAACGCGTCCTACAATTGATAGCGTTGTTTGAAGAGTCGTCGGATGCCTTCGGCCAGTTGGTCACGAAAGGCACACAGAACACGCTGGACCTCCCAGCGTTCTACGACTTCAGCGAAGAGTGGTATCGCTTCATCGAAAATGGGAGTCGGATCAAAGACCCCGACGCCAACAGCACACGATTCACCGACCAAGACCAACAGTTTTTGATCGAACCACAGGCGGGCGATACGCTCCAGTTCAAGACTGCCGAAGCGCCGCGCTATATTGTCGGCAACGACGTTGACGTGAGTTGGTCGTTTCAGTTCCTCGACGAGCTGGTCGACGGCTCCGATGAGTTCCGGCTGTTTGTCGAGGGGGCCTTTGAAATCGAATACGACGGTGCGGGTAACGTCACGTTTCGGTCACTCGAAGACGGCAGCGAAAAGGCGTCCACGACAGTCACACCACCCAACGGGTTGGACTCGCCGAGCCGCCCCCAGTTGGAATTTAACTGGTATGCAGTCGGGCGCGCCGAGGTCACGATTGACTACACCGACGGTAACAAACAACTCACCACTGACCCGGCAACACTGACCGTCGACGACGACTGGCTGTCTGACGCGCCGACAGGTCGGATGGGCTTCGAGTTGGATGTCTCGAATAGCGGCATTCGCATGGAAGCCGGAAGTATGGCTTACATCCCACTGACCGATACGCCGCCGACGGGTCGCCCAAAGCCCCACGTTTTCAGTAGTGTCGAGTTGAATCAGGTCCCGGCCAGCGGGTACGGTGTCGTCGGCGCGTTTCGTATTGACCCCGAGCGAGATAACGTGTTTACGACCGTGACGGCGGTCGACGTGACTGCCGAGGAGGGTGTCGATGTTGAGCTATTCCTGAAGGCCGTCCCCGAAGGCGAGACCGACGCCGACTTTATCGACGTGCAAGACAACGGCGGGACCGACGGCCCGGCCTATCCACGGTCGAACAGTCCGCAAAACTCAGTCATCCAGTGGACGCCAAACGCATCGACGTTCCCGACGCGGACGTATGCGATTGATGGGTCGACCATCCCCAACGGGCGCTCAGTCGGGGCGTCAACCGAGGCGGCAGCGGGTGTCGGGGCGGGGATTCAAAAAACCGGGCGTGGCTTCCGGCGAAAACGCGCTGTGTATAAAGACGACGTGGTGTTGATGATCGGCCACACGCCGGACGCGTCGACGGCGACCGATGTCGACGTGTTTATCGAAACCGATCAGGACTGGTAGACGGCGCTGTCGCTATCTCTTTTGCGTGCCAAATAAAAAGACGACTACCGATTAGGGTGCCGTGACCGAATACGACCGAATGTGTTCGGGTGCTTCGGCGGTAAGCGTCCCGTATGCGTCCACGGCGAACCGTTCCTGCGGGCCGATGCGGGCGAGTGGCTGCACGCTGGTCTCGCGGAGCATCGACAGGTAGGTGGCGTTCATGTTGACCGCGTAGACGGCATCCCGCGTCTCGGTACTCGGGATGTCCGACAGTCGGTCCATCTGGTCGGATTTGAACACCGGCACGTCGTCGAACGTGAGAGTGCTGAACCCGGCCATGATCTCGCTGTCGGGGTCGTTGTACCGAACGTTATCCGTAATCGACTCACGCAGGCGGCGGTGCCACTCGAAGTCGCACACGACGGCGATGTCGTTGCGCGGCGCGCCGTTGAACTCCACGGTGTCGATGAGTTCGCGGGTGGTCTCCTCGACGAGTTCCGGCGTCACGTTCGTGTCGGCGGGATCGCCGAGGTCGTCGATGGTGGTACCGATGTCGTTGAACCCATCGAACCCGTTGGCATCCCCGCCCTGTGTGGCGTTGGTGCCGTGGATGATCTGGCTTTCCATCTTTTTGCGCATCCCACGGACGAGCGACTGTTCCTGTGCCGACTCGGCGTTCCGAAGGTTCTGCGACGAGAGGATGAGCTTGTCGGACAGGCGGGTCGCCATGCCGACACCCAGCACGTCGTACCGGAGGTCGTCGTAGGTGGGTTGCTCGTACTCGTACTGTCGGTTCCCCTCGTCGTCGGTGGTGGCCGTGCCTTCGAGTCCGAACGTGGGTTCGGGGTCGGCGTCGATAGGCGTAGCGACCACCTCGTCGTCTTGGGTAGTGACGCGGGTCATCATGTCGGCCATCGGCGTCACGCCCGGATTGACGACGAATACCTCGGGGATGATGTCGAGCGGAAGCGTCCAGTCGCCCGTGTCGAGACTCTTGGCGATTTCGCGGGTGGATTCCTCCAGCGAAAAGCCCTTCTGCTGGAGTTCGTTCCATTTGCCGACGACCGACTGGCCGCCGAGTTCGGCGACGGGTTCGTTCGCCAGTTGTTCCCAGCGGGCTTTCTGGAGTTCCGCACCGTTCGGCGTTTTCCAGCCTGCGGGGTCGCGGTAGATCGTGCCGTCGTCGAGGTCGCCGAAACTCGACTTGTACATCGACTGTTTCTGACGACCGATCTCGCCTTTGGTCTTTACGATCCGCTGGTTGTGCTGTGGTTGGGCGCTCATTGGGTGGCCTCCGATTCGGCTTTTTCGACCGCTTCACGGTACGAGGGGATGCCGGAACTCCCCGATTCGCTTTTGGCCGCCGACGCGGTGTCCTGTGTGCCGACGGTCTTGCCGAGGTTCGGGTTCGACTCGGCGGACTTCGAGGATTCCATTTCTTCCTCGTCGTCTTCGTCGTCCATCTCGTCGCCGTCCATGCCGTCTTCCTTGTCGGAGACGCTGAACAGCTCCTTCAGGTGGTCACGAATGGCCGACGTTTCCATGTCCACGTCTTCCATTTCGGCGATTTCGGTAACGAGATTGTCCAGCGCGTTCGACGTATCGCCGGGTTGGTTCTTTGCGTCCGCTTCGGTGTCGACGGCGTCTTTGATGGATTCGACGGTCGACTGGAGTTCCTTGAAGGCCTCCGGGTCGACAGTCGACTCACCGTCGCCGTCTGATGGGTCGGTCATAGTGTTGTTCTGTTTGGACTGATTCGAGTCGGCCCCATTATCTGTTTCCCCATCAGCGGGTGACTCCGTACTGTTTTCGACGGGTTCGCTGTCCTCGCCGCCGTCGCCTTCGACGCCCGGCGTTCGGGCTTCGTCCATGTAGGCTTCGACAAAATCGTCGTGAGTCTCGCCGGGCATGTAGACCTCCATCCCGTCGAGTTCGTGAGTGTGGGTGACACCTTCGCCGTCGTCGGTCAGACCGAGGTCTTCGGCGGCTTTCTCGGCGGCAGTCTCGGATTCATAGACGACGTGAACGACGGCTTCGCTGGCGAACGGCACGCTAAAATCCTTACCGAGTTCGACCTTTTCGGCCATGCCGTAGATCGACAACCCCTCCAGTTCGCCCGACTTGATTCGGTCCCACGTTTCGGACCCCCATTTGATGCCGAGCATCCACGTTCCCGCTGGATACTCTTTGGTGGTGCCATCCGGTAGCTCCCACTCGCGGGCCGACGGTTCGATCCACGACTCGACCACCTCGCCTTTGCCGTCGATCAGGTTGTGGTCAGTGTCGACGCCGCCGTCGTTGGTCAGGTAGTCGTGGGCGGCCTGTTCGACCGTCGGCGTGCCCACTACGTCGCCCTCTTTGTCCAGCGCGCGCGGGATCATGGCCGGGGCGTATGAGATTCGCTTTTCGGAATCCTCGCCGTCGGCCTTGAATACGTGCCGGGCGTTCGTTCGGACGTTGTAGTCGCTGTCGGCGTCCTTCATGGCGACCCACTGGCTGTCAATCGCCGGGACATCCACCGCCGAGTTCAGGTCGACACTCACGTCGGCGATAAGGCCCCGTCCGGTTTCGAGTGACTGCCGGAGTTCGGCCACGTCGCCGTTTTCGTGTTTCGATTCTTCCAGTAGCGCGCCGCAAATGTTCTCGGCGGCGGCTTCGTCGTGGCCGTCCTCCTGCATTTCGAGCACACAGGCGTCGAATGATCCGCCGGGCAAATCCTCTTCGGGCATGGACGAACCGATACGCCCGCTCAGTAAAACAGTAGTGCCGCCTATGGCTGGTTATCGCTGTCGGCGTTCAGGTCGAACTCCTCGGTGCCGTCGAAGTCCAACCCCACGCGGTCGCCGCGAATCAGTGGGACCAACGTGGCCGCCGTCGCCGTGCCGACACCATCGCCGGTCCCGTCGGCGGTGACGCGGATCAACTGGCTGGGTTTGGCCGCCGTGCCGATCCCTTCGCCCCGGCCTTCGGCAGTCGGGAAGTTGACGAACACCGACACCGACGCGTCGCCGTCGCCTTGCCCCAGTCCTGTCGCCGAGACCGAACTGATAAACACGCCACGGGATGCAAAGCCGATTCCTTGCCCAACCCCGTCGGCAGTCACGAACGACACCGCGCGGTAGCTGGCCGTGCCGTCGCCTTGGCCCTCACCGAGCGCCGAGAGTTTCCAGACGATTTTGATGCCCGCTGTGCCGATGCCTTCGCCACGCCCGACAGCACTGACCCGCGCCGCGACCGACCCGCTGGCCGTCCCGACGCCTTGACCCACGCCGCTGGCCGACTGGCTGGCCGTGACTGCCGCCGACGCCGCGCCGTCGCCGACGCCCGTGCCGAGTGCCGAGACCGTGATCGTGCCGGGGACAACCGCGTTGAACTGCCCACCGAGGTTCAACTGGCCGCCGACATTCAGGCCGTTGCCGAACTCGGTTTGGCCTGCCGGGATAGTCTCGGTGGCTTGAACGCTCGTCGCTTCGCCGCCGAGGTTGAGTTGCCCGCCGAGTTCAAGCGTGCCGTTGAACTCTCTGGTCGTTCCGGCGGTGATTGTCTCGGTTGTACCCGCCGGGATGTCTTCGCCACTCTCGACAACAAAGGCCATGCGTTAGCCCTCCTATTCGGTTCGGTCGACCACGTCGAAGCTCAGTTCTCCTGCCTCGAAGGTGAGTTCGGACCCATCGGCCACGTTGAACGGCGCTTCATTGATCGTATAGCGGGCGATTTCGTTGCCGCCCGTGGCCGCATCGAACAGCGCCACGTCTTCGACATTGTTGAGTTGGGCCGACGCTTCGCCGAGACTGATTTGGCTGGCGTTCTCGAAGTCCGTGCCGACAAGTGTCCACCCGCCGGAGGTCGAGACTGCCGCCCGCGCGCCGGTCAGATTCCCGTCCAGTTCGGTGTTGGTGTCGTCGTAGACCGTCACATACAGGTCGGTCGGCGGGGTGTCCATCTGTGTGTTTTGGCTCATCCATTCGGCGATCTCGGTTGCGAGGTAGACGCTGAAGTCTGTCATCGGTATACGCGAAACGACTAAGCGACTCGCCATAATCGTTTGGCCCATGACACAGTACTACTGTTACAGCGGCGCGGTCGAAGGCCCGTTTTACGACACCCGCGAGGAAGCCGCCAAACACTGCGACGACCACGAAACGCCGCGCCCGATTGCCGACTCGGTGGTCGGGGGATTCGATGATATTGTCGACGTTGAGGGCGGGGTGGTCGAATCCGACTCCGACGACTATGCCGAGTGGTCTCACGACGAACTCAAGGCCGAAGCCGAACAGCGTGGGATTGCCGACGACACCGACCTCCGATCAAAAGATTCGATTGTTCAGGCGCTCGAAGACTAATCGTTGTCCACTTCGTTCAGTAACTTCCCTTCTTGGTGGACCTTTTCGAGTTGCTCTTTCGCATCTGAGGCTTTACTGGCGCACTGATTCGGGTCGCCCATCGACGCCGCGTCGGTGGCGTCGGCCAACAGGCTGTAGACCTCGTACAGTTCGGACTCGCTCACTACATAGTCGATCTGGTCACTCACGAACGACCACCTCCACACGGTCGGCAGTCATCGACCGGTACAGCGCATACAGCACGTTGCCGAACCCCGCCGTGAGGAAAAACAGGATCACGTGCATATACCACGGCCCCCAATCTGAGGCCTCGCAGACGGCCCGCCGGTCGCTGGCTTCGTGGACCTCGTAGCCCTGTTGGGCGTAGTCGTCTTTGACCTGCTCGTACTCGGCGGGCGTGTCGACGCGACGGGTCCTCATTCTGAATCCTCCAACTTTTCGACCACTCTGTCGGCGATGTCTTCGACCAGCGCGTCACGATCAACGACAGTGTGCGATTCGGTGTCGCCTTTCGGCGAAACGATGAACTCGTAATTGTCGTGTGGGTACTGTTGTATCATCTTGTGCCACTCTTCGACCTCTTCAGTAGGCCCGTCGACTTCGATATGAACCAGCGTAGGTCCGTCGCTCATCGAAGCCGCCCTTCAATCTCGTCGCCGATGCGTTCGACCTCGCCCGCTTCGAGCGTCACCACGTCCGGCCCGTCGGTCGACTGTTCGGCGGCTTCGATCAACCGTCGTAGGCCCTCGGTCTTTGTCTCGGCGTTGGTTTCTTCGTCGATCCACGTCTGCATACGTTCGTCAGTTTCTGGGTCCACATTCCACGTCTTGTACTCTGGCATACGCTATTAGATTCTCACTACAGGCACAAAAGCGTACTCATTATCTACCACTGGTTGGCAGGCTTGTAAATAGATAGTTGTTAATCGCTATACTCCGGCGTGGTCGTCTAAGTCCACCTCGTCAATATCTCGGAGTAGGGTGAAACACCGACACCCGATTCCCGGTTCCGACTGACCGGGGACTTTCTCGGTTTCGACGCCACGGCCTTCCGCCGAGTAGTCGACTTCCCACTGTTCAGAGGGGCGTTTCCAGAGTCCGGCCATGGCTTCGTGGGCGTCCCGAACGCGCTCGTCTTCGCTGGTCTGCCACACTTCGATTTTGCCGATCTCGTCGGCGAACTCGTTGCGGGCTTCCCCGGCGGCGATTTGCAGCTCTTGGCGGGCGATTTTCTCGGTGCCCCAGTCGCGTTCGGACCCGGCGATGTCGGCGATGTCGTCTCGAATCTCCAGTGAGTTCTTGCCCTCGGCCCACCCGTCGGCGACGGCCTCCCGAACCTGCGATTCAACGCGGTCGACCAGTCGGTCGGCGAATCCGAGGTCTCGACTGAGTACGTTTTCCATGATCGGGTCAGGATCTACGTCTTCGCTTTCAGCACGGGCGGCGGCTTCGATAGCCTCACGCGCTTCCGACGCCCGCGCATTTTGGACGGCCTCTTTGACCTTCTCGGCCACGTCACTGTCGGCCAGCAACTCACGCAGGCGGCGAGACAGGCCCGTGAGCGACTTTTCCATCCCGTCCGTCCCATCGGCCTCGTTCTCACTCTCGGCGGCCAACTCGTCAATGATGGCCTGTATCTCGTCGTCGCTGAGGATTTCCTCGTAGAGCGCGCCTACGTCCGGGGCGATTTTGTCGTGTAGGGCTTCGATCTCGCCGGGTTGCACGTCGAACATGGCGTACTCGTCGGTGTTCCGAAGCGGGGCGTCGTCGCTGTCCGCTTCGGCCTTGCTAAAATCCGCTGACTGTTCCTCGGCGTCCGGTACGTCGGCGTCGGGGACGCACCGAGGGTCGCCGTTCGGTTTCGTCCCGACCATCGTATAGCCCTCCCAGCACGGGTCTTCAAAGTCTTCCTTTTGGACCTTCTTGTAGGTCGGTTCCTCGCCCCGGAGTTCGGCCACGCGGTCGCTGTTGCGCTGTGCCCATTCCATCGCTCGCCCGTCGCCGACGCCGCCCCACTTCGCATACTGGGCGTTGCCACAGTCGCCCCACTCGTCGTCTGACCATCCGGCGGGCGTGCCCTCGGCGGTCACGTCCTCGGCGTGGGAGGTGAGATAGGTCGCCATTTCGTCGACCACGTCCGGGCCGATCTCGTCGTCGAGGATTTGGTCACGGCGACGGTCGCCGACGCCCGTGCCACAGTCGGATGGAATCAGGCCCTCGTCGCCCGCTTCGGCAGCGGCTTCGGCGGCGTCGATCATGTAGTCCGGCGGTGTGAGGTCGATGGTCTCGCCGCCCACGTCGTACTCGGCTTTCGCGTTCGTAACTACCGACTCGGCTACGTCCATCATGCCACCCTCGGCGTCGACCGTGCCGATGGATTCGACCACGTTGCCGGTCGCCGTCTTGAGGTCGTCAACACTGCCGTAGATACTGACGTGGGAGTTGTCGAGTGGGTCGGGGAATACCTCGTTGTTCCAGTCGACATACACCGCGTCGTTCGGGAAGTCCACGCCGATACCGATGGTGTCCACGTCGTCGGCGAATATATCGCTGTTCTCCGGTGGGCGGATTGCCAGCAGTTCAGCACTGAACTCTTTCGACAGTGACGCCGCCATATCGCCGAACGGGTTTTCGTCGCTCCCTTCGACCACCTCATCTTTGAATCCATCCTGTTCGTTGGGGACGGGTTCGCGGCCCAACTCGCGGCGCGCTTCATTCCGCGTCGTGAGATTCTTGTCGAACTCCGACCCGACGCGGTTGCTAATCATCTGCCGCGTGGATTCGCTCATGCCGGGGACGAACTCGAAGCGGTAGTCGTCGCCCCAGTGGGGTGTGATAATCTGGTTGTTGATCACCCGCTCGAATTGCTGGAGATACGGCCCCAGCGTGTTGGCCTCGAAGTTCTCGCGCTCGCCTTGGAAGGTCGCATAATTGACCTGTTCGGGTTCAAGGCCGACAACTGCCGTGGGAACCTGAAACGCGCTGGCGACGACGCGGGCATACCAGCGCATCCGCTCGGTGAACTCCAAGTCTTTGAAGTTCATCGACATCGGTTCAAACCGAACGTCGCCGCCTTGCCCGGCGAACATGAGCGACTTGTGGGGTTTTCCTTTGATGTTCTCGGCGTTCTCGGATTTCCATTCCTTCACTTGGTTTCGGTCCCACTCCTCGAAGACCCACGCCCCCGACGGGATCGACCCCCGACTGAGGTACTGCTGTTCCTGTGTGACCGCGAGGTCCAACGACTGTACGAAGTCCTTGACCAACAGCGTCGGCGGCGTGCCGTAGGCCCGATTCGTTCGCGGAGAGTGGTCCGACCACACGACTTCGGCCTTGTCGAAAAAGATCGTTTGCGACGTGCCGCGTCGACTGCCGCCGCCCGCCCCCGGCGTCGAATGGCGGTCGAACTGAACATATCCATCCAACAGGCCCGTCTTGTCTCGGTAGTCTTTGGTCCACACTTCCGGCGCGCTTGGTACGATTGCCTGCGGTGTAATCGCTTCGGGGTCGGCGGTCAGTTCCTCGCCGTCGTCGGTGTAGTACCGTTGATCGAACGCTTTGACGCCCGTGAGACTGCCGACTTCCAGTAAGTCCGCCCCCCACATTTCGACGAGATCATGCCAGTCGTGGTCGGGTGCTGGTTGGGCCAGTAGGTCGTGAATATCCTGCGCTATCGGGTCGTCGATGGCCTTGTCGACTGGCTGGCGTTCGTCGGGGTGGGTGTTGAGTCGCTTTTGGGTCTCGGTCTCGTCGTCTACTGCCGAGATTGTCCAACTGGTCTCGGCGAGTTCCTTCGTGATTGTCTGGACCAGCATCTCGACCCATGCGTTTTCTTGGGCCAGCACGCGGAGTTCGATGGGGTCGAAGTCCCACCGGACGCCCCGACTCGGATCGTAGAGCCACGGGAACTCGGAGCGAAACTCGGCGTCGTCGGTGTTGAGGGCTTTGGACGTGGGGAGTTGGAGCGTCGGGTCGTCGGTGCCGCCCTGTTGGGTCGTCGCCCGTGGGTTCGCCTGTAGAAATGCCGCTGTGTAGGCTTCGACATCTTCGATACTGGCCTCATGTGGCTCCGGTGGGGTGTCGCTGACTGTCGTCGGCGTCGGGTCCGACTCGTCGACACTCGAATCGGCGTCCGTGAAATCCATACCGAGCGATACCGACGGCGGCGGCCTAAGCGTTCGGGTGGGTTAGTGTGTGAGTATCAGAAATAGGAGCACCAACCACGGCAGTACCGCCAGCGCCGATGGTCCATACCCACCGACCGGCATTTCAACGCCACCGGCGTCTGGCAACTCGTCGGGATCAACATTCGGTTTAGTCATTCGAGATTGTCCTCCCTGACCGCCCACGTTGCCGTCGGGAACTCGGCTATCTGTGTGCCGTCCTGATAGCAAATGAGTGTCCCGTCGTGGGTCCACTCAGTGCGGTCGGCCTCAACAGGCACGCGCTCGGTGTCGGTGGCAACGATTATGGTTGGCATATCTCGGTAAAGCAGTGGCTACTGTCTAAGCGTTTGGGTGAAAAGTGAGTCGTCACGGATTCGAACCGTGAGACGTTGGGGTTTCGCACACTGCCACACAGTCACTTTCAATTACACCTGTGTTCGGTGTGGTACTCATTCAACGACCCGCCTTGGCGACCCGCAAGGAGGTGGTAACGACGCCGGAGAAAAGCCGACGCCGCCAGTCATGATCGGACAGTAGCTCCACGGTAGTCAACTGACGATTGAAGTATTTCGGTGCGTGGTTGGGTCGATGGGGACATACAGCCCCGTCCCGCAGTGTCCACAGGCGGGCCAGCGCCACGCGGCCCCGGTCAGTGACGTATTGACACAGGGTAGCGGGTGACTAAAAGGTATGGGATGCGGTAGGGAGTGGCTACCATTCGATCACCTCGCCCCCGGCGTTCAGCGCGGTGTCGTCCGAATACAGGCAATAGCGAAGTGAGTCCATTGCGTGATCGTTCTCTTTCAGCACGTCGTCGGAGTCCCCGCCGTCCTTGTACTGGTACGAATTGAACTCGTTGATGAGATTCGCACACGAGCGACTGACAAACAGGTTCTCACGCAATCCCGAAATGTGCCGGATGCCCTCGTCGACGCTCTTGTCGGCCTCTTTCGCCAGCAGCCCCTCATTCGAGAGTTTGCGAATCGTTCGGGGTTCATGGTCACAGTAGATGTTGCCCCGCCCGTAGTCCGCGTACATCGACTGGAGTTCGGCGGCGATGGTGTCGTCGGTGACGCGTGGCTCATAGAACTCATCGACGACATACCACTCGTCGCCAGCGCGTCGACAGCACACAATCGCCGTGGGGACCGCGCCGCCAAAGTCGAGTCCGTAGATGGTCTTCTCGAACTCGGTGGGGAGCTGGTCGTCGGCGATGATGTTGTCGTCGTTGAACCACTTGTACACCAACCCCTCGAAGTTGACGAACTCGCCTTCGATCTCTTGGCGGTAGGACTCGCCCGACCGTTGGCGCTCTTGGCGTTCGATATAGTCGTCGGGGTTCGCCGGATTCGCCCGTGTACTCACGCCGAGGATCGACGTGGTGTTGGCGTTCCGCAGCGCCCGACCATCCGGTAGTGGCGTTTCGGTGGCATCGTCGCCGAGGTCGGCAAAGACATCATGCACCCAGTTGTAGCCACGCGGCGTCGTGGTCGCAAACAGGTTCCGATAGTTGCCGACTCGCAGGCGGTCAGACAGCACGTTGTAGACCTTCGGGGCCTGATAGGCGGCCTCGTCCATCCACGCCCATGCGAGATTCAACCCTCGGAGTCGTTCGATTTTGCGGTCGTTGTTCGCGCTTTCGAGGATGACCACACTGCCATTCGGATACTCGATTCGGTTCTCCGAGCGCTTGAACTCGATTCCCGGCCCGTCCAGTAGGTTCCACTTTCGGAGTTCGGGGATGATGACCGACCGGAGCATGGGAACGGTCGGCGCGACGATGACGCCCATACTGCCAGCGTTCCACACCTCGATATGCCGTTTTGCTCGGATAACCCCCGACGCCGTTTTGCCTGATCCGACGCCGCCGATGTACGCCGTTTCGGGTCGCCGGTCATCGACGAAAATAGTCTGTTGTGGGGTGGCTCGGAACGTCGCCCCGTCGTCACTCGTCGTCGACATACTCACTGTCGAGTACGATGGTCGTGCCGAAGCCCTTGCCGTCGTCGCTCACGTCCTCCAGTTCGCGTTTGGAACTCGGCCCGTGGCCCGTTCGGTCGAGAATGACCTTCCACGACTTTCGGAGTTCGCCCAAGATGTCGGCCTTGTCTTCGGGATCGGCGTGCTGGTACTGACTGGCGAAGTCTTCGAGTATCGCCTGCATATCCGCCGTGGTCGAATCGGCCATTTCGTTCAGGCGCTCTTGGGCCTTGTTTTGGACCTGCTCGGCGTTGCCACCGTGAAACCGACAGACGTTCCCGCCCGGAATCGCCGGGTTCTTGCACCGCTCGCCGGTCGACTTCGCGGTCGCCGTACATCGGTCACTGTCGTCCATGGGGTGTGTCTCGTCTATGTGGTCCGCACGGATCACTCACCGTCGACCACCTCGCGCAAGTCTTCGGCGCATCGAATCAGCGTCGTGGGTTCGACCCCGACCGTCTGTCGGAGTTTGTCGGCGTCCTCTCGCCACTCGTCGATCAACGCTTCGAGGTCGGCGGTCGGCGTCGTTCGGAGGTCTTTCGACTGGATGGGCGTTTCCTCAGTCATCCGTACCACCGTCGGCCCGTGGCTCTTTGGGTATCCACTCGTCACGAACCGAGTTGTAGATGTATGCGAAATCGGCGTCACTCGGCATCGCCGTCGCCCCCCGGGTCCGGCAGTTCGTTCAATCCACGTTCGATAGTCTCGCCGAGATATTCGCCCTCGCGGTTCTTTTGCCACAGTAGGGCGTGGGTACTGTCGGTCAGTTTGACCTGCTTCGTAGTGTTGCGTGCCATTAGGGAGTCATTACCCCACGGCGGGGTAAAGCCTTCGGGTGACTCACGCCGTCGCTTCGGGTTCGGTCTCGACGGTCGCCGCCAGCACGTCGGCCTCGGTGAGTAGCAGAGTGGCGTGGTCGACGCCCTGTTCACGACTCATGGTCTCGCCGGTCAGGTGGTCGGCCCACTGATCCGGTCGATACGAGTTCGCTTCTTCGTGGGCGGTGACGACGGTGCCACCGTCCGAGTCACGAAAGAACGTGAGGTGAGTCTGGCGATCTCGCAGCCAGTCGGGGGCGGTGGGGAACGGCCTCGCGCCGTGGTAGACACACACCGTTCCGGTTTCAGTTCGCCCCTCCCAGTCGGACTTAAACCCCGCCAGTAGTGGGACCTCGACGGGAGCCACGCCGTCCAGTGCCGTTACGATGTCGGTCACGCTGTCGTCGATAGTGGCGACGTGTTCGGATTCGACCGCTCGGTTTTCGATGTTGACGCCGAAGCGCGAGAGAGCCACCCGGTTCAGGATTGGCACGCCGATGCGTCGGGCGACGTTCCACAGTTTCGTGTAGCGAGGGTGGAAGATGATCGACCCGAAGTAGATGCGAAGCAGCACGCCGACGGTGACGACGATGGGAGCGACGACCTCGGTGGTTCCGTACTCGGTGAGTAGGTGGTCGATCATGAGCTGTCACGCTCCGAGTCGTCGGCCTGTCGTGTCGAGCCGTAGGACCCCGGCAAGAGTTGGTTCACTTCGAGATTCCAGAGGCGACCGACCAGCAGGAACACCAACGCGGTGAAGCCCAACCAGTGGGGCGGGACGACGGCGGCCTCGAAAGCGACGGCGGTGGTGATGGTGAGCCACGTCGCTACGAGAATCA